GTGTCCGCCAAGGCCACGAACCCCACGGTCCCCCGGAACTTGAGCGCCATGCAGCCTGCCGGCAACGGCACGCAGACACCTACCGACACGCCCGTCCCGCCCAGCGGCATCATCAGCGCAGAGGGTTCGGGGGACGGCACATGAAAAAGTTCGCCTACAACCCCTTCCTCTCCTCCCAGCAGACCTTTCGGTTCGTGACCGACGAGGGCACAGCCGTCGTGGTGACGCTGCGGTGGAACGGGCGGAGCAACTTCTGGTTCCTGGATGTGACCCAGACCCTGGCCGACGGCACCACGTCATCGTTCTACGGGGTGAAGGTGGTTGCGAGCTTCCCACTCCTGCGCGCCGTGCAGAGCCTGTTCGCATTCCCCGGGGACTTCATCGTCTTCCCAGCCTCCAGCGGCGTCGTGGGACAGCCCATCGCGTTCCCGGACCTGGGATCCCAGTGGTTCCTCTGCTACCTCAACGCCACCGAGATCGCCGCCTGGGAGGTGCAAAATGGCGTTCGGTAGGGTTTTGGACATCTACGCGGGGGACAATCCTGCGGGGACGCAGGTGGGCACAGCGACGCTCATGCTGCAGGGCGAACTTTACCAGCTCGCCGGGATCAACCACGTCACCGGCGAGGATTCCCTGCACGCCTCCGCGGAGGTCCACCGTTCGAACACGATGGATCGCAACGTCGCCGAAGTCAAGATCATGAACTTGAACTCCGACACGAGGAAGTGGTTGGAAGATCCGGGCAAGATCCTGCGGGTGGACGCGGGCTACACCGACGAGGGTTTCGGCACGATCTTCTTGGGCCAGATCGACTACGCCACATCGACGCTGATCGAGAGCGACTGGGTGACGACCATCAACGCCTACGGCTTCCGCGCGCGGTCGATGGAATTCGAAACTCTTCTGACCGCAGTCTCCTACGACCCCGGCACCGACCTCCAGACGATCCTCAACGGCCTGGGCCTGATCCTCGGGGTGCCGGTCTTCGGGGTGAACGTATCGAACATCGTTCCCCAGGGCGGCTTCGTGGATGTGGGGCCGATGCGGAAGATGTTCCGGAGGGTCGAGAAGATCCTTGCCGCACCCGGGGTCAACTTGGGGCTCTACTACGACCTCGCAGAACTTCGCGTCTTCAAGGCGGGCCAGCCCGACTTCCAAATCGAAACGCTGATGTGGGACCTCACCAGCGGACTCACCAGCGCCAAGTGGGTGGTCCACGAGGTCACGGCCTGGCGCAAAGAGGTCAAGGCTGCGCGGGCGCTCCAGAAGGCCCAAGCGGCCTACAACAAGCGAAAGTCTCCTGATGGGCAGACACGCGCCGCGCAGACCGTGTGGTATAAGCAGTACGCTGACGCCGAAGCCAAGCGGGAGCGTGTCGAGCTCCACGGGCTCGTCAACCACATTGCCCGCCCCAACTGCCCCGTCAAGGTAAGCCACCCGGCGCTCTCCACCGACGGATACATGCTTCTCGTGGCGGACGACATCACCTATCGCCTGACGAACTTTGGCGAGGACTTCGACATGGCGATCCACGCATCGCGCGATGCGTCGGGGAACGTCTGATGCCGAAGATCACTCTTCCCGAAGCCGTCCAGTTCCTGATCGACGCCAACATCGAAGGCGTTCACACCTGCATCCCAGGGATCGTGACGTCCTACGACGGCCACAAGACCCGCCGCGCCACGGTCCAGCCCTCCGTGCGGCTCCCGTCCTCCAACGGTGTGCTCATGGACATCCCGCCCATCGGCGGCGTGCCGGTGGTGTTCCCCTCCTCCGCCCTGGGCACCCTGTTCTTCCCGATCAACCCGGGGGACGGCGTGACGCTGGTGTTCTCCGAGGTGGGGATCGGGAGGTACCTGCAGAGCGACGGTAACGACCTGGCCGACCCGGGCTCGCTGGACCGCCACGCCCTGACCGACGCCATCGCCATCCCCGGCATCTGGACCTGGAATTCCGCACCAGCGTTCCCTTCCAGCGCGGACACTTCCGCCGTGGTGCTGGTGAGCGGGAACGGCTCGATCGTGGAACTGAAAGACAAGGTCGGGATCCGCAACTCGGCGACGGACCTCCGCACGGAGATCGAGCGTGTGCGCCAGCGCATCGAGGACCTGCGCACGGACCTCGCCTCCTACTTCACCCAGCTCGGTGCCGGGGTGGCCATGGATGCATCTTTCCTTGCGAACACGGTGGCGGCCTGCGCCGCGATCGCGGCGCTTCAGCCGGCCATCGCCGCCGCCATCGCACTTGAGGTCCAGGACCTTGCGGAGCTTCTGAAATGAGCACGACCATCGCCCTCGGGATCGACGCCGTGGACCCCACGATCGCCACACCGATGTATGACCTCTACCTGGATCCCACCGGGCAGCTGAAGTTCCACCAAGCCACCAACGCCGTCGTGGCGCAGGCGGTCATTACCCGCCTGCGCACCATGCTGGGTGAGTGGTACCAGGACCCGACCATCGGGATCGACTACGTCGGGCAGGTACTCATCAAGGGACCGAATCTCGCCACCCTCCAGAGGTATTTCGCAGCGCAGATCGCGCTCGTGCCCGGCGTGGCCTCGGTGGTCTCCGTCGTCTGCACGCTGAATTCCGCGACGCGGACGCTCTACGTGAACTTCTCCGCCATCGCCACCGACGGCACAGCCGTCCAAGGGAGCATTTGATGGGAACCTACGTCACAACCACGGGCTTCGTCGCCCGCACGCTCCAGCAGATCCTCTCCAGCTTCAACGCCGCGATGGTCTCGTTCTTCGGCCCGACGATCGACACCTCCGCCGAAGGCCCCACGGGACAGCTCCTGGGCCTGGAGGCCGCAGGTCTGGGCGACATGTGGGACGCGACTCAGGAGGTCTATGCATCCATGGATCCGGCACAGGCTTCCGGTGCGGCCCTGGACCGCATCTGCACCTACACGGGCGTCGTGCGTATCGCCGCGGCGGAGTCCACGGTGTACGCGAATCTCTACGCTCTCCCCGCCAACGACGGGGTAACGATTCCTTCTGGCAGCACGGCCCGACGGGTGAGGGGGGCGGTGGTATTCTCCCTATCCACCAACGCCGTCATTTCGTCGGGCTCCTGCCAGGACCTCTACCTGTCGTTCGGCACCGTGCCAGCGATCGGTGCCACGGTGACGCTGGTCACATCGTTCGGCAGCTTCTCCGTGACCGCGACCTCGGACGCGGACGCCACGACGCGGGCCATCAACACGATGAATCTGCTCGCCATCGCGATCAACGCAGGCACCTGGGGCACCCCCACACCGCCGACGCTTCCTGGCGTGGCCCAGGTCTGGTCCAGCGGCGTGATCCAGTACCCGACGACGGACGCGGTTGGCGGTGAGCAGTTCCCGACGGGCGTGGTCCTTCGGCTTCAGCACCCGATGACCCCGTACTCCTACTCGTCGGCTAACCCTTCGAACTCGCAGTGGACGACGGATCTCATCGGCTCCCAGGGTTCGTTCATCTGCAACGTGACCGGCGCCCAGACCGTGGCGATCAACGAGCTGACGGCGATCGTCTCCCCGCAGACCGGCTGGGCCTTCGTGACGAACCTCGTGCCCGGCGTTCCTGGTCGCGACGTGGAGACCGACGACGCCCTGCGCCTGCGCCGCGCACAACAGATCGGCCTTGGGCTCTCCACTCCCGCCGCCATGACCGCCTACATCTACGACAACGTGGCCGGTGTCTCCACCGTGGCGGTGTCCTCCAACGACGGCGACACGGCGATCGACGCCTACACCCCAGCGCATTCCGTGACGGCGACCGTGGTCGGCGGAGATCCCCAGGCCATCGCCAACGCGGTGTGGGCCAGCAAACCCGCAGGCATCGCCACGGGGGGCAACACGACGCGCTCGGTGCCGGACTCCCAAGGGACCCTGCACAACGTCTCCTTCAACATTCCGACGGCGACGCTCATCTGGGTGAAGGTGCTCTACGACCTCTACACCGAGGAGTCCTTCCCAGGCAACGCGGCGATCACGACCGCAATTCTCGCGTGGGCGGCGGCGGAGTTCACCGCAGGCAAGGACGTGATCGCGCCGAGGTTCCTGGCCCCCATCTACACGGTGCCGGGGATCGGAAACGCGCAGGTGACGGTCTCCACAGACGGCAGCACCTACGTCGCAGGGCCCATCGTGCTCGGCCCCGGAAACGTGGCGGAGATCCCGAACGGCACCTACATCACCTACGGTACGCTATGAGCGACGAACCCATCCAGCCAGTCGACCACAACGACCTCCAGGAGCTTCTCCTGGAGCAGTACAAGTGGCGCACCGACACGACGCCCTCGCGGATCACGAACATGATCTCGATGCTGGCCTCGGAGATGAACTTGGTCGAGGACGCGATCCAGGAGTTGCTGACGGCGTTCGACATGGCCACGGCCATCGGAGTGCAGCTGGACATGCTTGGGGCGATCTTCGGAGCACCCTTGCGCAACGGTGCGACGGACTCCGCGTATCGGATCACCGTCCAGACAGCGGCGCTGAAGGCAACCTCCGGCACACCCGAGCAGCTGATCGCAGCGATCCGCGGAGTGGTTGGGGGGACGACCCCCATCATCCTACAAGAAGTGCAGCCCGCCAAGGTGTATGCTTTCTATGGTACGGGGGCGATCCCGGGGATCACCGTGGCGCAGATTCGGCCATCGGCAGTGCCGGCGGGTGTGCAGTTGATCTTCACGGACTTCCGCATCACCGACGACGGCACGGTGCGAGTTACAGATGACCTTCAAACAAGACTGGTGGGGGGCTAACCATGGGCTACAGAATTCAGGATTTGACTGCCGCGACGGTGCTCACGCCGGCGACGGACCTCTTGGAGTTTCAGCAGCTGTCGCAGTCCGCCCCCACCAGCCGCAAGGTGACACTTGCGCAACTCCTGGCGAGCACTCTTCAGCCGGCGAACAACCTGTCCGACATCGTGAGCGCAACGTCGGCGCGGACGAATTTGGGGCTGGGGTCCGCCGCGACGCAGGCTTCTTCGGCGTTCGACGCGGCGGGCGCGGCAGCGGCGGCACTGGTATCCGCTACGGCATTGGTGACCGCAGAGACGACCCGAGCAGAAGCCGCAGAAGTCGTGTTGTCCAGAGGTGTAGGCATCTACACGGTGCCCTGCACAGCGGTTGCGGCAGGGAACTCTGGAGCAGATTTGGCTGTCGGCAATGCCAAGGTCCGCCTCAACCAACTGTCCGTGAACGTATTCTACCTGGATGTCGACATTCCCGCGATGGCGACTGGTACCGGAGCTGGATCCCACCCCGTACACTACGGCATAAATATGGCTGGAATTGTTGAAGCTCAGTGGTTGGCCTGGCAGGCCGTCGCATCTGCCGTACCCAAGGGGGTTATCATGGGCATGTTCTCCCAGGCGGCAACACCAACCATGTTTCCGGTCACGACGCACCTTCTCGGTGGGTATGACATCACGCTCTCGCCTGCACTCGGAGACGGGTCTGGGGGAAGCAATTTGACGCTCATGTGGCCCGCGAATGTTGGCGCACACATCTTCGGGGTGCTGTATGTCGGTGCTTAAGGGACCTCTCAGGGCACTCCTACTCACCATCGCGGCGGCCCTGGCCCAGTCTCCCACCGGCCCAGGAACCTTCGTGCTCCACCGCCCCACCTCGGGCGCTCCGGTGGATCTCATGTACCTCGACTCCGTGTGGAATGTCGGCACGGGTCTGCGCCGCTCCGGTGACACCATCTTCCTCAACTACTCCGGCGTCACGCCGGGGGCGTACGGGGACGCGACCCATGTCTTCCAGGGCACAGTGGACTCCTTCGGGCGCATTACCAGCGCCACCAGCGTGCCGATCACGGGCGGTGGCGGGGGCGGAGGCGTCTCCTCGTTCGCCGGGCGCACTGGGCCTGTAGTGCCTCAGCGGAGCGACTACGCGGGGTACTACCTGGACTCCGCCCAGGCATCCTCCCTCATCGGAGACAGCCTCGCCGCGAACTCCCAGGGCTGGCAGACGGCGGGGCAGGTCGATGTGCTGATCTCCGACACCGCAACCACGCTCCGGACCCTCCAGGCTGATTCCATGGCCCTCGCGCGCATCCTGCTGGCGGACACCTCCTCGGCCCTGCGGACGCTTATTGGGCGCTACCTACCATTGTCGGGCGGAACACTAACTGGCCCGCTTGGAGGGACTTCAGCGACGTTCTCCAATTCGGTCACCGGTATCGTGCTGACCGCCAATCGCACGGCGTCTGATGCCATTGGCGCAGGCCCCGACGTGAACATTCAAGACCCTGCTCCGACTGGATCAGCCTGGACATTCCAGCTCATGGCCACCGGCAGCAATCTTTCCCTGACGAGCTTGGTTGGTGGGACCCAACGGACGCCGATTTCGATTACCCCGACAGGGATGATTTCCGCACAGGCTTACGCGACCACTGGCGGCACGTCCTCTCAGCTCGTGTCGGGAACCGGATCTCTCGTTTCGCCGTCCGCCTTCGATGTCGATTCCGCCCGCGCCTCCCACATCGCGGACACGGCGAAACGCTCGGGGTGGGCGCTCTATGCGGACTCGGCTCGCGTATCTGGTGGCGGGGGAGGCGGCGGATCGGGCGGTGCGATCTACTCCAGCTCGACGCCGATCACGGTCGCCACAACCACGCTGACCAGCCTCACGCCCTCCATTCCGACAATCCCTTCCGCCAACCAGGCTCCAGGCTTCGTCTACGAGATTCGCTGGCATGGTATCGGCTCCTGGGCAACGCTCGCAAGCACCCTGACCCAGACCATCTCCCTGGGAGGGACGACGCTCATCTCCAATGCTCTCGCAGGTACAAGCGTGCCCTACCTCCAAGCTGGGGGCGCGGTAAAGTTCGCGACGGATCTTGTCGTCTACGCACAGACGGCGATTGGCGCGACGGCCACGGTCAAAATCAAAGGGTACCTCGAAGTGGATGGCGGATACTACCAGGGCCATCCGAGCTACTACCGGCTCAACGTGGATGAGGTCGCGACGGTCAACACGACTTCATCCAATGTTCTCCAGGAGACTGTCCAGTGGAGCGCGGCCGGCGGTAATACTCTCACGATGGACGAGATCGCGGAGTGGCTGACCACCACGAACACCACGGCGGCCTTCCCGCCCTCGGGAACGGCTGCCGGAGATCTGGGAGGCACCTACCCATCACCCTCTGTCATTGGGCTCTTCGGCCATTCCCTTGGATCTTTGACGGTCGGGTACCCCAACTGGAACGGTTCCGCGTGGGTCTGGACAACCCCGACCGGCGCGGTGACCTCCGTCTTCGGGCGTACTGGTGCGGTCGCGGCCACGGCCGGCGACTACACGGCGGCGCAGGTGGGGGCAGAACCAGCGATCACCGCTGGCACCACGGCGCAGTACTGGCGCGGCGACAAGTCATGGCAGACCTTCCCGACCACCTGGGCGTGGGGATCGCTGACCGGCATTCCGGCCAACGTGACCTCGTTCGGCTCCCTGGCGAACACGGCTGGTGCCCTGACGAACAATGGATCCGGGACATTTTCGTACGCCGCCTATGCTCCAGCCTTCACCAGCGCCGCCGGGAACCTCTTCTGGGCCACGCCCAACGGGGCCAGCGGGGTCCCGAGCCTCCGGGCCATCGCGAACAGCGACATTCCCTCCCTTTTTGGCGACGTCACGGGGACGATCAACGCGACTGCGGTCAACCGAATCAACGGCGTCAGTCTGGCCGGGCTTGCCACAGGGCTCCTGAAGAACCTCACGGCCCTGGGTACGCCGTCCATCGCGGTAGGCTCTGACCTGAACACAACGTTCGGGAGTCAGCCGGCGAACTACTTCTACGCGGCGCCGAACGGATCCGCGGGAAACCCATCCTTTCGTGCGATGGTCGCCGCGGATGTGCCGACCCTGAATCAGAGCACCACTGGCACAGCCGCGAACATCACGGCCACGTCGAACTCGACACTGACGACGCTCTCCGTGCTCTCCCTCCCCATCGGGCAGGTGACGGGCACGATCAATGCCACGCAGGTCAACGGCGCGGCAGTACCAGCCTCCAAGGCTTTCGTCGGGACCAACGCCTCGGGGCAGATCATCGACGCCACCAGCACAGTCATCACCGCCGCGATGGAGCCCGCGCACATCGGCGACGTCACCAACACGGTGGGGTCGCTCGCCATGACGATCCCAGCGGGAACGGTCACTCTGGCGAAACAAGCGAACCTTGCGGCCAACAGCGTGGAGGGAAACCTTACAGGGTCTGCAGCGACGCCAGTCGCGGTCCCGGCCTCCGCGACAGGCACGGCATCCTCGGTAGCCGTGCGCGATGCAAATGGCGGATTGACCTCCGATCAGTTATCCCAAGCCGTCCAAACCATCGCGGTCGGGACAGCGATCTCCGCAAACCTCGCGAATGGGGGGACGGTACTCATTGGAGCATCCGGGGTGCCTGGTGCCCTGACTGCTGCTACCACGATCACGTTCTCCAATCCTCTCATCGGAGCGACATCAAGGGTCATTTTCAAGCAAGGCACGACAAGTTTTGCCGTGACATTCACCATCTCCGGGTACACGTTCTACCAAAACGGAAAGACCGCTGGCGTGGCCTCTGGATCCGCCGTCCTTCTAGCTGCGGACATGACGCTTTCGCAGTACTACACAGCCGCGATCACTTGGCTTTCCGCCACGACAGCATCTGTCGCCCTCCTCAAATCCTGATCGGATCCCACCATGCGCATCCTGAAACTCCTTCTCGTCCTGGGCTCCATCGCCGGAGCCACGTCGATCACCTCAGCCGTGGGCGGGAATCCGAATCCGCTCCTGACCACGGGGGACATCTGGGCCGGCACGACCAACGGCGCACCGACGAACCTCCCAGCGGGGGCATCGGGTACGTTCCTCGGCTCCAACGGCATCGGGATTGCCCCGACGTACCAGCTCATCAATTACTCCAGCCTGACGGGGACGGTGCCGACGTGGAACCAGTCCACCACAGGCAGCGCGGCCACCCTGACCACGGGCCGCACGATCTCCGTCTCCGGGGCCGCTACAGGCACCAGTGCAGCCTTCAACGGCTCGGCGGCGGTGACAATACCTGTGACCCTCACCAGCACGATCACGGCAGGTGGCCCCACAGGTGGGGCGGCTACGGTGCCGATCATCACCTACAATGCGGCGGGGCAGCTCACGGCGGTTTCCACGGCCACGATCACCCCAGCAGCGATTGGTGCGATGCCCCTCTGGTCTACCTCCAATGCCATCCCCAAAGGCAACGGTTCGACGGGGCTGACGGCATCGAGTCTGACGGACAACGGGACCACGGTCACGACCGCGGAGCCTTTGGTCCTGACTGGAGGGACAGGCTTTGCGGCTGGAAGTGGACTCCAGATCAATACCGCCAATCCAGCGATCAACATGTCCGCCACAGGGATGGGCACGGATACCAAAAACTGGGTATGGTGGACATCCGGATCAGGGACATCCGGATCATTGAACTTGACCGCGTATAATGACGCTTTAGGGGTGGGCAATAGCGCTATCACAATTGCCCGTACTGGAGCCGCGATCGGGAATATCGCATTCGGTGGACCAATTGTTGCTCTCGCAGGAGCTACCATTGGCTCCGGCACCGGCACGGCGGTCCTGACCTCTGGTGTTGTCTCGACGCTCTCCGGAACGAATCTCGTCCTCGGCAATGGCTCCACGATTCCGCAGTCCACGTTCCAACCCGCACTCTCTGGAGGCACCACGGGGGCGCTGACCAAGTGGACCGGCTCAAGCACGCTGGGCAATGCAGCTTGGCCTGACATCCAAACGGGGATCGGATCCCAGGGCGCGGGTCTCGCACTCATGGGGCCAACCTCGGGCCCAAACGCATCTCCGACGTTTCGGTCGATCATCAACACGGATCTTGGCTCTGTCGCCTGGGGTGGATCATTGGCGGGGACCGGGCCGAACCCCGATGTTCGTGGAATTTGGGGCCTGTCTGTTCCCACGCCGACCGCTGGGAATCTCCGCTACAACGGCTCCG